GTCAATCATTGATTGGATATTTACATCACTCATATATTATTCTTCGTCTGGTTGTTGTTGTTCTTCGTCGGGTTGGCCTGCATCCATTTCAGATTCATCTGGTGCAGACACAGCATCGGCCTTCGCTTTTTCTTCAGCAATTTCTTCATCCATTTGATGAATTTCTTCATCACTTTGATTAAGTACATTTGAACGAACCCACTTTTCGCTATAGTATTTACCTATCTTATCACCGAGTTGATCGACGGTTGCAATGCGTTCTTTAAGAATTTCAAAGTCTTTTAGTTCACTAAAGTAGTTATCCTCAATGTAGTCGACGTTAAGGTTTTCTTTAATACCTTGCCAATCTTGTGGAGTAATTATGCCTTTAAGAATAATCTGAGTGCGTAGCATGTCAATAAACAGGATCGCAAACTTCTTACGTAAGCGATTGACAAACTTTTGGAACTTAACTTCTTCTCGAGAAATTTCGCTAACACGACCCATGTTAAACATAGATTCGCTATCAAGTCGATTTTGAGGAACGTTAAGACTGCGATGTAGTTTCTTTTGGAAGAATAGGACGTCCTCAATTTGGCTGAGGTTTTCACCGCCCGGTAGAGTTGTAATTTCGGTACCTTTACCACCTTCACGGCGCGGTAACCAAAAGTCTTCAAGTATACTCATGCTCTTACGGTCATCGCTAATTTCGCCAGTGTTGACATCATAAACCAACTTGTTGCGATACTTAGCCATGATCCCCTGAACATATTCTTCGGCTTTTCCTTTTGGAAGGTTACCAATATCAATGTAGAAGATACGACGCTCAGGCGCGCGTGAAATACGATAGATGACAAGACTGTCTTCCATCATGCGTAGCTGATTAACCAGCTTAATGCTCTTGTGTAGATAAGAAACGGTTACACGTCCAGTTTCGTCAGTTAATCCTGAAGGAACATATGTTACAACCTCAGGATCAATCTTGATACCTGCACTCATCATTGGTGGGGACTGTGACGTGGTCAACGATCCAATATCATCAGTGTAAAGGTAATACTCATTTGAAACTTCAACGGTCTTTACACCTGTAACTTTATCAAGCTTCGTAGTTACTTCTTTAACCTTCTTAATTCGCAGCGGATCAATCATGCGAATTTCTTTGATCCCGTCCTTTGTCTTTTTAGGATCAATTACCTTATGATAGTATAGACGGCCGTCAATGTACCAACGGCGGAAAATATCAGATCCATTGAAATTGAAATCAAGCAGTGTTAACAGATTTTGGAATTCAGCATGAATCTTTGTTTTGATCGACTCCGATAACTCAACGTTATCCAGGATTAGTCGAATTGGCATACCGTCACTGTCATTGACGATAGATGCGTTTACGATTTCGGTAATCGCGTTGTCGCATTCAGGTTGTGTACTTGCACCACGATACTTTAAGATGAGGTCCTTTTCATTATTGAAACTGACTCCATCAATGTTTAACACCTGGCCATAATAACCAGATGTAGATGAACTTGAGATAACAGCTGCATCATCTGCACCATAAGGCGACGCGAATGACTTCACTGTCCCTTCGCGCTCATCAGAGCTAGGCTTAGCTCCATCAATCTTTCGCCCAATCTCAAATCCGAATAACCTCATACTCTATATATTAAAGAAAGAGGCGGCACATTACTACAAACTTTCATGTGCCGCCTCAATCATTGCTTAGACCGTATCCGCGGAAATCCAATACTGATAGTTGAGTTCAACCGTGAACTCTTCAATCGTATCGTTAGTTTCGTAATTAAGGTCAATTGCGCTAATGTTAGTTGGGAACGCATCGATTATTCTGTAACTATGTGTTCCATTTTCATCTCCACTGCGATCAAGCTGAATGACGTCCATATCAGTCATGTAACCAAGTGAACCGACACCAGACTGGTAATTGGATACGTTTTCTTGGTTAGCATTGATAAGGTGCATCCATCGTTCAAACGCGCGGCGAATTTCCATACCAGTATCATTGATAACGGTAATGGTCCAAGGTTCAAATGTACGGTCACCCGCAATCTTCAACTTGCGACCACGAAATGGAACTTCGATCGGAGCGATAACACTTGCTGGAAGCTGTGCACCCTTAATCATAAAGCTTGCCAATTCGGTACTGCCACCGACACCAATAGGGAAGTTAACCAATGCTTTGAAAAGGTTAGGGCGAGCACCGCCTCCAACTAACTTACCTTTGAAATTATCTATTCCTGCCATATTCTTTTATGCCTTTCTGTTATGAGTATTTATTAGCTTTACTATAGATATTAGCCTCCAACAATTTCCTTGAACTCAACACCGGTGCGGGTAGCAATGAAGTTAAGAGTAATGAAGTTGATAGAGCGAGCAGGCTTAATGTAGATATCAGCGACGAATCCGTTACTATCAATTACAGCACCAGTGTTATTGGTAGTGTCGCAGATAACGCGGAAGTCAGTGATACCACGACGAGCCTGAACGATACGAAGATAAGGCTCAACCGCTGCACGGAATGCACTGCGAGTAAACTCATCATTAAGTTCAAACAGCTGGTACTTAGCAAATGTAGCAATCGCCTTTTCAAGAGTAATGAATAAGCGACGTACATTGATACGATCAAACGCACTTGGGCGAGATAGCGCAGTCTTATCACCGTAAAGAACGATGCCTTCACCTGGGAAGCTAACAATTGGATTAACACGTGCCTTGTAAAGGTCATCACGTTGAGTCTTATTTGGATTTAGTGCAAGCTTAGATACACCACGAAGTTGTCCGCGGTTTAATCCAGCAGGGCTGAACCATGGCTCAGTAACATCATCGGTGTATGCACATAGGCCTGCAACGTGACCGCTATCAGGAACCCAAATGAAACGGTCAGTGTACTTATTGTACATCTGAACTGGAGTGCTTCCAAACACAGCGTAACTTGTGCTAGAGAGACTATCGAAGTATTCAGTAACAGTGTTTTTCTTTGTGTCAGCTGTTCCGCTAAGTCCAGTTGTTGCAATGATAAGTGGCGCTGAGATAAACGCAATTACATCTCTACGATCCATGGCAATTTCGATTAATTCATCGTCAATTGGTTTTTGAACATTTTCAGTTTCAGATATAGTCTGAGCAAAAATAAAGTTAATGTCAACTGCGTCACCTTCATCAAATAAGTCAAGCGCAGCCGTAACTGTACCTGCTATGAGTGTACCGTCACTACCGTTATCAAGCGTAAATGCAAACTCTGCACCGGATGTCTTATATGTGAATGCCGTCGAATCTGAAGTTGTACTTAGTTCCACCGGAGTAGTCGCCGTAAGGAATTTTGTTTCTAAGTCATAAGCATATACGTACTGTGATTGTGTATTAATTACATCGATGAAATAGTTATTTGCGCCGTCAACAGTCTTTGCATTCTTTGCAAGGCTAAGACCTTCAAAGCGTTCAAGAACGGCATCGCGTGTTGAGCTAAACTTTGCTTCGGTGTCGATAACAAGAACTGCACATTCATCAAATACATCTGCATCTCCAGTTAAATTTTCAGCCCATTCAGTTGTACCTGGAAGATATGATAGTTGCGAAACATATTCGCTTACTGTTGATCCAGATCCAGTTCCATAGTAAGAATCTCCATCATTGTTTTCAGTGATAACAACAACTTTCAAGCCATTGCCGAGGCTGCCTGCATATCGAGCATACGCTCCTGCTGGCTTATTTGCAGTATTTTCAAAATCATCGATGTCAGTAATAATATCAATGTCAGTCAAACCAGAGTATGCATTAACTGCATCGTTTGGAACAGCACGAGAAACGCGCAGGGTATTTCCATACTTTAAAAAGCTTGCGGCTGTGAAGAATGAACGAGCTTTTCTGTCTGCGTCAGTCCCACTTACGGATGGTGCGCCAAATGTACTTGCAAGTTCAGCCTCAGATGAGACGGTAACAATGCGGCCAGATGGACCCCAGTTGAATTCGCCAGCATATGCACCAATAGAGGTGGATACAGCTGGGATGATATTTGTCATGTCGATTTCGTTGACCTCGACACCAGGTGATACTAAGAATCCCATGTTTTTCCTTTCGTCAGTAGTTTAATTTTAAGTGAATCATTATAAGGAGTACATCAATAATTGTATTTATTCAAAGGCATATTTATAAAGTATTCCACTCACGTAAATCACTTATTTGTTGTTCATAGTGAACTGCACTATCTGGCTTATCAGAATTAGAAGCGCGCGATATGAATCCAAACGGTGGGAGGTCTTCTTCCATTTCACGAATCTTTTCGGCATATAACAAATCCTTAAGTTCATGATTAGTTAGAGATGTAAATGAATCAGTACTTACATACCATGCAAAGAGCACCATGTTCATAACAAGGTCATCGTGACATCCTCCAGATGCTGCATAACTATCGCCTTTTGGTTCAAACGATGATAGTTCAGTAACTGCATCAGCATCACAAACTTCAAGTCGTCCGCGTTCAATTAGGTCCTTAAGGTTGCTGCATCCAATACGCTTAACACGCTTAGTCATTGTAACACCAATGCCGTTATTCTTAACAGCACTTGACACGAAAGTATTATCATATTCATAATCATAATAGACGCTGTTACATACAACCTGACCTGCATCATTATTCTCGATGACAACTAATGCATCATTGTAAACCTTGGCAGCACGCGTGATGTACTCAGGGAACATCAGTGGAGATATCATGTTGCTACGATAGATGCATACAGTTGAGAATGTAGTTGATGTTACGTCAAAGACCGTAAAAGTACTATAGTCTTGACCGCGACCTTTACTAACATCAACAGTCATGATATAGTTATGACCTGCTTTTGGTTCTACATAGTAACGTGTATCCTGCCATTCTTTAATTGGAGCACGAGCTTGTAATGCAAGTAGAGTATCAGACGCGATCAGCGTTAAGCTACTACCAATGAAGTCACAATTATGAGAAATTATATCACCGTTGTGATAAAAGCTATGCGTGTCATTTACACTAACTGGATCATATAATTCAATTTCAGCATTAATTAGTTCAATATGAAATACTGAAAAGTTATTACTTAAGATGTCGTCTTCCTTCAATTCGGATGCAATCGTCTCAATTCCATTGATGATAAATCGATGATTTAAAGAACAGTTAAGAGTTTCTCCAACATGTGAAGTTATTTGTAGATATTTGTGATGGCGCGTTTTTCTGACACCTGAAAACTTAACATATTCACCGTCACCATTTTTAATTAGAATTTCAGTGTTCATAAATCCTTGACATATTTATAAATCATATTTTCGCATATTGGAAATTGTTTTGCCATATGTCTTGCATACAGTCTATTTTTAGTTAAGATTCGACCATTTTTAGACTTTAATCCAATCTGATCGTCGACAAAATCATTATACCCAGATATTATTTTCTGAATGTCTTCATCTGATATTTTAGTCCAACTCTTTTTACCTTTTTTTGATGCCGATATCTTTTCTTTTACTGAAGGATCTTTAGCAAAAAATTCCTTACTTCGATTAGATCGCATATTAAACCCTTCTCTTTCTGCTCTTTCTTTAGCAGATTTTGACATTTTCTTTTTAACTTCTTCACTAAATTTATATCCAAATGTTGAAAAGTTTGGCGAGTTATGTCCGTAACCTTTACCGCCTAACGTGGAATTTAATCCATTATTAAATGTATCTAACTTAATGATATATTCTTCTTCAGCCAACTCAACATCCTGCCTATTCTCAGATTCGAGCAAAATTTCATATGTAAAGGAATGTTCCTTAAATCTTTCGCTTAATGCATGGCATGCCATTCTATTCTTTATGCGATAATCTATAGTAATTCCTACATATTTTTGGTCATCATCGCGAATTATGCAGTACAGGATATGCTTCATATAAGTTTCTAAGTTTGATCTTGATTTTATTACTATTTATAATAACATCAACTTCAGAGTCTCCTCCTAAACATTCAAACTCTTGCTGAAATTGTCTCTCGCTTGTATTCTCGATAGTCTGTTGCTTCCAAGCTTCATCACGACCTGGAACTTCCCACCATTTAATCGTAAACGGTTTGAATGAATTTGCGTTTTGAATTGAACCTTGCCAAAGTTTATAGAACAT